TTACGTCACTACTATTAATAACCTTTTTAAATATTTTAGTCGTACCGTTTACCACAACTTCCCTCTTAGTAATTGTATAGTTCACTATTCTATTGTTGGAATCAAAATTAGGTATCTTTGTTCTGTTAGGGAAACCTTTACTATTATACTGAGTACTGAAGTCTATATCGTCAGGATTTTCAAATATTTGTCCTGCACCTAAAAATTGTGAACCCGCCCTAATAACACCTAAGTATCTACTATCTTCTTGGTCTCCAAAGGCAGGAACTGTTACTGAAACATCTAATATTGCAATTGATGGTCTACTTCCTGGTATTTTTAAACCATAAGTTCTCGCAATATTATATATTGAAGATTTTTGTTGTGCGTATTGTAAGACTGTTTCTTGTATACTTCTGTCTATATGAAAATGTAAATTATCACCTATCGCAGCATTTAAGTCTAAAAATACTGAGAATACCGAAGCATCATTAAAATTATCAATTAACTCAGGATAATATTGTCTTGTAAAATTTATTAGGTCTTGTCTTAGACCTTCAAAATCTCTTTCAGTATATGATATTTTGCGATTAGCCATTTAACTTAAATATTTATAATTATAAAATCTCTTGATTCAAAAGTATTTTCTTTAATACTATAATCTATTTTTACTTTAGCTGTATAGTCTTCAACACCTTCACCAGCGGTTCTGAATATATCAAACATTTCATAAGTAACTTCTTGGTCTTGTAAGTTTAAGTTACCTACAGGACTTTTATCTTCATCAGTATATGGTTTGATTGATACATCATTTATCTGTAGATTAGGTATATATTTATCAACCGCATCTTGAATGTCTGATTTTATTGCATCAAACGTAGGACCGTCCATAGGTTCAAAAATAAATTCATATATTCTTGTACCAAAATCCGGTAGGTAGTATCTACTTCCTTTTCTTGTAAGTATTAAATGTAATAAGTCTGCTCTTACCTCCTCAGCAACTGTTTTAGTAAGTGACAAATATTTACCTTCGGTACTTTGTCTAAAAGGAAAATTTACTCCATATGTTTTATTTAGTGCCATACCGATAAATATTCATAATATTAATTTTATAAAAAAACCCACCTTTTTTGGTGGGTTTTTTTATTATCCTTCACAAGCTACGCATTGTAGGTCATTTAAATTTAACTTTTTTCTTGCAAATGCTTGAGCTGAATTCATAGAGTGTTGGTAGTATAGTGTCTTAACTCCTAATTTCCATGCATCTATCAAAAGTTTGTTTACATCTTTTGTTGGCATATCTGGAGATATCATAAGATTTAATGACTGTGATTGGTCGATATAGTCTTGTCTAATCGCGGCCTGATTTATAATTGACGCTTGATTAATCTCTGCAAATGTTCTAAAAACTTCTTTTTGTTCGTCAGTTAAAAAATCTAAGTGTTGTACTGAACCATCATTCTTTTTAATACTATTCCAAGTCGTTTTAGTATTTTTACCGAGTTCAATTAATAGTTTTTCCAATACAGGATTTTTAATTGTAACTTTCATCTTAGCCACATCTTTAACATAACAATTAGACCAAATTGGTTCTATTGACTGAGACACCTGTCCAAGAATGAATGCTGAGGATGTTGTAGGAGCGATAGCGTTAAGTGTTACATTTCTTCTACCATAACCTTTCAAGTATTCGGGTTCACCAAACATTTCAGATAGTTCTTTAGATGCGCTGTAAGATTTATCTTTGATTAGTTTAAAAACCTCAACATTTAATCTTGCAGTGTCTCTACTATCAAATGGTAAGTTCTTAGATTGTAATAGTGAGTGCCAACCCAATACTCCAAGACCTAACGCTCGTTGTCTTTTAGCGAAGTTATAAGCCTTTTCTAAATAGAAGAATGCTCTCCTACCTTCAATAGTTCCATTATCTCTAATATCCTCAATTTTAGTTAAAAACTCAGTAACAACTGCATCTAAGAAATATGTCATAATTTCAACTGCGTCAGTATCTTTCCATTCGTCATAGTGTAACAAATTCATAGATGATAATACACATACGAAAGACTCTTCCTCAGAGTTATGTAAAGCAATTTCAGAACACAAATTGGAATTAAAAATCTTAGCACCCTTGTCACGATAAACTTCAGGTGATTTGTTATTCATAGTATCTGTGAACATAATGTATGGATAACCAATCTCACCTCTTCTTTGAATTACTTTCGCCCATATCGCTCTTTTTTTAGTATCACCTTCAATCATTTCGTTCATAAACTCGTCAGTAACTGTAACCGCATGAGTCAAATCTTGGATTGGAAACCCTTCTGTTCCAATTTCTAAGAATTCCATAATGTCTGGATGTTCAACAGGTAAGTATGGTGAAAATCTACCTCTACGTGTAGACCCTTGTGAAATATTATCTACAACACTTTGGAAAAGGTTCATAAAATGTACCGCTCCAGGAGCGTGTCCATTATCAGTAATCTCAGCACCTCTACCTCTAATATTACCAAAGTAACCTGAGGTACCTCCACCCATTTTGCTCATCTCACCAACTTCGGCCTGTGTAAAAAGAATTGATTCGATATTGTCACCAATATTAGAACCAAAACAACTTACAGGTAGTCCTCTTTTCTTACCAAAGTTCGCCCATACAGGTGATGATAATGAATACCATCCTCTACCCATATAGTCAAAGAACTTATCTGCAAACCCCTCCATACCCAAAAGTTTTTCTGCGTGGTCGGCAATAGTTCTAATTCTTTCCAAAGGTTCTTCCCCTTCACTCAAATACCCTCTACGAAGGAAGGTAATTGACTCTTCATTAATCCAATCAAATGCTTTTCTATTTTCCATTTTCTTTTTGTATCCTTATTAAAATAAATCGTTTGAGGTGATTGACTTCGCTTTCTTACTGTAATTAATACTTCTCTTATTAAAGAAGTCTGTATGTTTTGTAGTTAGAATTTCGTCGTCAAACCATTCTGTTGTTTCTAATATAGTATCGTTAATTTCAAAGATATTATCAATACCTATAGAGTTTAATGATAGATTAAATCTATTTTTAATAAACTCCAATGTTTGGTTTTTTGTTAGGAAGTCCATATCTCCCTTTTCAAATATCCAGTTTACAACCTCCATCTCAGCTTCATAAGCTTCTTGTGTAGATATGATGAGGTCTTCTACCAATTCATCTGTCCACCACTCAGGGTTTTCTTCTTTGATGAGGTTTACCAAATCAAATCCAAATTCTGCATGGATGTTTTCTTCTTTTGAAGTTGCTTCAACTGCGTTACTAATACCTTTTAACATATTCTTATGTTTGTTAAATGACATAATAACCAAGAACTGAGAGAATAGTGATACATTCTCAATAAACATTGAGAAGAGGACTACTGACTCAAAGTATTCTTTGTTTTCAACCGCTTTTGAGTTTGTGATTGCCTTTTCCAAATACTTAATTCTTCTACGAATTGCGGGAACTTGTAATAAGTTTTCAAACTCTCCGTTTAATCCCAACAACTGAATAAGGTGAGAATATGCATCCGCGTGTCTTACTTCAGACTCAGCAAATGTTGCCCCCACATTTCCAATTTCAGGTTTTGGCATTCTCTTATATATGTCTCCCCAAAATGATTTAACCGCAACTTCAATTTGTGAAATGGCTAGCATGGCTCGTTCAACCGCAGACTTTTCAGCCTCATTCAAATGAACCTTAAAATCTTGAATATCTGAAGTGAAATTAAACTCCGTGTGAACCCAATAAGAATGTCTGATAGCATCCACATACTCATTTAGGTTTGGGTACTCATATGGTTTTAAATTTGTTCTTTTTGCGAAGATATTTCTTCTTCTCTTCGCACGGTATAGGATATATTCTTTCGCCACATCATTCAATCCATTATCCATCAATTTGTTTTCAACCATGTCGTGAACATCGTCAACATGTGGAATACGGTCTTTGTTATTTCTAAACAAAGCCTTCGTAGAAATTCTTGCAATTTTTTCAGCCATCTCATCATCAACAGCATCAATACTATTCATGGCTTTTAAAACCGCCATTTCAATTTTATCTACCTCAAATGGTACTTTTGTACCCGTTCTCTTTACGACATAGCGTATATCACTCTCATTATTATTATATAAATCTTCCATTTTTAAATAAATTTGTGGGGTTTATTGTCTATTTTCCTTCTGTTTTCTCTTCTCCAAAAGTTCCTTAATCCTTTCTCTGTTTCTTTCTTCTTTCTGTTCTTCAAGACCCAAGAAAGTGACACTTTGTTCTGTATCAATTTCCAACATCTCATTATCAAACTTACAGTTTTCAAAAACAACACCATCCTTACCAATACGAGATTTGGTAATTGCGATGGTTGCAAGGTTCATCTCCTTTTGTTGTAGAGATTTGGCAACAGATATAATTACGTGACCGACTTGGGCTTTCTTAATAGACCCACCCATTTGGTCTGTCGTAA